TATTCAATACAAATTGATAATAATAGTTTTGTTAATGCTTCAGAAGCAACATTAAATACTACAGTGGGATCAGTACAACAAATTAAACTTACTGCAAATGTACCAGTAACAGGATTAAGTGCTTCGACTAGTGTAGGTGATGCTGATACAGATGAAAGAACTGATGTAAATCTTTCAGGTATTCAAGCTTCTTTATCATTAGGTAATTTCACTTTAGTACAGACGAATAATCAAAGTGTAACTACTGCTGGATTATTAAGTATATCTCAAGGGTCTGCACAACAAGCTTCTGTTTACCCAGTAACTACTGCTGGATTATTAAATTCGTCTGCTGGCTCAACAACCCAAACAACTACAGCAAATGTAACACTAACTGGTATAGGGTTGACAGCATCACTAGGCACAGTTAACATAACTGCATGGAGCGAGATCGATCTTGGTGTAAATAATACTTGGAGTGAGGTTGATTTAGCAGCTTAAACAATATAAAATAAAGGGAATTATGGCATCAACATTTTCAGATCTTGGCTTAGAGCTAATGGCAACTGGCGAAAACGCTGGAACTTGGGGAAATAAAACTAACGCAAATTTAAATCTTGTAGAACAATTAACAGGTGGATATTTATCTTTAGCTGTTGCAGGATCAGGAACTACAGCTTTAACAATAGCAGAAGGTGCTTTAACAGGTACTGCTCAACACAGAGTAATAGAATTAACAGGTGCTCTTACAGGATCAAGAATTTTAACAGTCCCTCTTCTTACAGAAAATTTTTATTTTATTAAAAATAGCACTACTAATGCAGAAACATTACAATTAAAAGCCGTATCAGGTTCAGGTGCAACAGTCACTTGGGCAACTGATGATAAAGGTTGGAAAATTATTTATGTAGATGGTGTAGCAACTAATACGGGTGTTTACGAAGTTCCAATGTCATCAGTAAATGATGTAACTCTTACTGGAACACAAACTTTAACAAACAAAACTTTAACAGCACCTAAAATTGGAACTTCTATTTTAGATACTAACGGAAATGAATTAGCTTTATTAACAGCTACAGGTTCAGCTGTTAATGAAATTACATTAGCAAATGCAGCAACTGGAAATGGTCCAATTATTTCTTCAACAGGTGAAACAAACGTTGATTTAAATTTAAATCCTAAAGGAACGGGTGTACTTAAATCAGGCACAGCTGCAGTAAACATTGCAGGTAAAGAAACTATGTGGGTTCCAGCTTCAGCAATGTATGCAACAACAACTAATGGTGCAGAAGCTAATCAAGTTGAAACAACAGCTTTAAGACCAGATATGAAAGTCATGGATTTTGCAGATTCCGCAGATGACCATGCACAATTTTCAGTAGCTTTTCCTAAGTCATGGAATGAAGGTACAATTACTTATCAATGTTTTTGGACACCTAGTACAACAAACACAGGTGACTGTATATTTGGATTACAAGGAGTTTCGTGTGGTGATAGTGATACTATTGATGTTGCTTTTGGAACAGCAGTAAATATTACAGATGCTGGTATAGGAACAGTAGAAGACCAACAAGTTTCGGCAGAAAGTTCTGCAGTTACAATTGCAGGATCTCCTGCAGTAGATCAACAAACATACTTTCAAATATTTAGAGATGCAAACGTAGGTGGAGACACATATACTGGAGTAGCAAGACTTTTAGGTATTAAGATATTCTTTACTACTGATGCAGCTAATGACGCATAAGGAGAATAAAATATGTTTGGATATCAAGTATTAGGTTTCGGATCAGGCGGCGTACCAGTCATCGAATATTCAATTGACGTTTTATTAGTTGCTGGCGGCGGCGGCGGCGGTAAAGGTAAAGGCGCCGGCGGTGGCGGTGGCGGTATGAGAATATTAACTAGCGAAACTTTTTTATCAAGCGAAACTTTAACTGTAACTGTAGGAGCCGGTGGCGCTGGAGGAATAGGTCCATCACCAAGTGCAACTCCTGGAGTTGCTGGAACTAATTCATCAGTTTCAGGAGGATCTATATCTAATTCTGGAACTATAACTTCTCATGGAGGTGGTTCCGGAGCTCAAGATTCAGGTGCCGGTAGCGATGGAGGAGCAGGAGGCGGAGGTTCTTTTCCTCAGACAACTGGAGGAGGATCCGGAAATACACCACCATTTAGTCCACCACAAGGTGGAGACGGAGCTGGAGGTCCACCACCTAACCAAGCTGGTGGCGGAGGAGGCGGAGGCCCTTCTGCAAACAATGGTTCTAATCGTAATGCAGGAAATGGTTCTCCTAGCACAATCACAGGAGCTAATACGACTTACGCCGGAGGTGGCGGAGGTTCTACACAAAATTCTACATCAGGCGGACCTGGTGGAACAGGCGGAGGCGCTACTGGCGGAGGTGGAGCTGCTGGAACTAACGCATTAGGCGGTGGCGGAGGAGGCGCAGGCCCTTACACTACTAACGGAGGACCCGGCGGTACAGGTGTTGTTGTTATTAGAGCACCCGCTGATTTTGCTGGAACAATATCACCAGGAACTAACACAATTACTGTTTCACCTGGCCCAGACGGTGCAGCTAAAATTTGTACATTTACAGTAAGCGGAGAACTAGTAGGAGGTTAATTATGAAATTATTTGCAGCAATAACTTCTGAAAACATTGTTACAAGAGTAGTTGTAGCAGGGGATGATGATGCTCAACCAGGATGCAAATTAGATAATGGCGAAGTTGCTTGGGTTGAAACTAATAGAGATGGAAGTATAAGAGCAAACTTTCCTCAAGTAGGAAGTGAGTATAGACCTGCTGAAGATGTTTTTTGTGGTAAAAAATATTATCCTTCGTGGATATTAGATACAACTACGTGGAAATATGAATCACCTACACCAGAACCACCAGAACCTAGAATGGTAGAAATTAATTCAGTTTCAACTCAGTTAACAGGTTCTTACTGGGAGGAAGATAATCAAAGGTGGGTAGGTACGATTGCTTCATCTGTAGAAGGACAAGAAGAAACACATTTAGACAAATACATTTTTGATCATGTCAATACCATTTGGGTATTTGATAGCACAATAGAAAAACCAAGCGGATAGTTTATGGTTGTCATTGACAACTTTTTAAACAAAAAAACTCTTAAACAATTAAATAACATTAATCTTTGGAAAGAATATTCCTTTGATAAAACCAATAAATTTTTTTGGATTAGTAAAAAACATAAACCTAAAAATATTTTTGAGTCTATAATTATTAAAAGTATATTAAAAAAAGTTGATAAAAAGATAGTCAATAATTCTGTTGGTTATCAATATTGGATAAACATTCTAGAAGACAAATTAGATTGGCATCTTGATAAAGATGAAACCGTATGGGAAGAACAATCTCTTTTAAAAAAATCTGTTAAAAATGTGGTCTATTATGGCTACCCTCATAAAATTAAAGGTGGTAATTTATTAACACATACGGGTCATAAAATTGAACCCAAATATAATAGATTAGTTATATTCGATAATACACCGCACGCCGTAGACAATATCACTTCTGGAAAGAGAATTGCTTTATCTGTAAATTTTTGGTATGAGACACCAACTTTATAGAAAGCAATGACTAAAATACTTGGAGTAAATATTTCTCATCACGTTTCTTTTGCCTTTATAGAAAATAATAAGGTTAAAGAATATTATGAAGAAGATAGGTTTAATAAGACAAAAGGATTTGAAAACAATAATTTAAATTATAAATACCTAGTTTTAAAAAAATTTAAAAACATAACTTTTGATTGTGTTGCTATATCATCTTTTGGTAGATATGGTTCGGTATCAGACTTTGAGATTTGTCAAGGTTTATTAAAACAAGTAAAATATAAAGCATATTATTTTGATTGGCAAAAGCATCATGTGTATCACGCTGTTTGTGGTTATCACTTTAGTTCTTTTAAAGATGCAATCGTAATTGTTAGAGATGGAGGAGGAGAACAGATAAAACATTCTTTTCAAGCAATAGATTCTATTCACTATATTAACAATAAAAAATTAAAAACTTTTTGGAGATTGTTTTCTAATCGAAGATTAAATTTATTAGATGATGTAATGAACCTTAAGAAAAGAGAAAAGTATTTTAATTATAAAGAAGCAGATTGCTATCTTACTAATCAAAGTGTTGGAGGATATTATTATTTAGAAGCTAAAGATGCAGCAGGTTTTGGTGAAAACGAAGAGGGGCAACTAATGGGATTAGCTGCTTACTCGGGTAAATCTATTAAAGAAGAATTAAAAAAAGCTGTTGAGATAGGCAGAGATGCTCAAGAAAAAACATTAAAAGAATGTATTGAATTAATTATAAAAGCTAAAGAATATAGTTCCTGTAAGAATATAATATTAACTGGTGGCTATCATCTTAATTGTTCTAATAATTTTAAATTAGTTAAAATATTTCCTGAATTAAATTTTTTTGTAGATCCCATACCTTATGATGGAGGAACAGCTGTAGGAGCAGCTTTATATTATGAAAATTATTAAAGATAAAAAAGAAACTGTTGATATAATTTTAGATCAACAAATTGTGGCTATTTTTCAAGGGCACTCAGAGTGGGGAGCTAGAGCTTTAGGCAACAGATCTTTTCTTTTTGATCCTAGAAATTACAAAGCAAAAAAAATTGTAAATACATTTAAAGGTAGACAGTTTTGGAGGCCAACTGCTGCTACTATACTATATGAACACAGAAATGATTATTTAGATATGAATGGATTGGATGAGTCTCCTTATATGACTTTTGCTATAGATGCAAAACCTAAAGCTTTAAAAGAAGTGCCTGCCGTTGTACACGTAGATGGTACCTGCCGTGTTCAAACATTAAAAAGAAAACAAAATCCTAAATATTATGATTTAATTAAAGAGTTTTATAAAAGAACAAATGTGCCATTATTGCTTAATACGTCTTTTAATTTAAAAGGTTACCCTATTGTTGAAACTAAAAAAGATGCTATTTTTACCTTGAAAAAAAGTAAAATAAAATATATGTATATGCCTGAAAGAGAACTATAATGCTATCTAGAAATTACTATTGGTACTTTAAAAACGCTTTATCAAAAAATACATGTGAAAAAATAATTAAACATGGTGAAGCTGAAAAATTAGGGCTTGCTTCAATAGAAGACGTAGCTTTAAATAAAAAAGCAACAAAAAAAGAAAAAGCTTATATTGAGAGATACAGAAAATCTAAATGTAGATTTATAAATGACAAATGGATTTATGACATATTCGCACCTTATATTAATACAGCTAATAAAAATGCAGGATGGAATTACGATTTAACTTGGTCTGAAAGTTTTCAATATACAGTTTATAAAAAAAGTAATTTTTACCATTGGCATCAAGACACTTTTCCATCTCCTTACAAATCTGAAGACCCTAACTTTAATGGTAAAACTAGAAAAATATCTTTAATATGTAATTTAACAGATCCTAAAAAATTTAAAGGTGGTGAACTAGAGTTTGACATTACTAATCAAAGAAGAAGAGACAAAACTATTTTAAAATGCAAAGAGGCGAGACAACAGGGAACTATAATAATCTTTCCTAGTTTTTTATGGCACCGTGTTAAACCTGTTACATCTGGCACAAGAAAATCATTAGTTAACTGGAGTCTTGGAGATCCATGGCGTTAGTATCCGTACATTATAATTGGGGACCACTTTTATACAAAGGTAAATTATCTTCTGAAGACATAAAAAAAATATTGAAAATCTGTGTTAAAAATAAAAAATGGAATGCTGTTTCAAGTTTAGCAGCAAACATAAAAGAAGAATTTTTTATAGACCAGAAAGAGTTTATGAACATTACAGAAAAGTATTATCACGACTATATAAAAAATTTTGAAAGATATTACGATACAGCCGTGCCTAATATTAATCTTGAAACAGTTTGGGTTAACTATATGAAAGCAGGTGAAAGTAATCCTCCCCACATTCATACTAATTGTAATTTGTCTAGTGTCTGGTTTTTAAAAATACCTAACAAACTTAAACAAGAAAATTTAAAATATAAAGGTACAGTTGTTAATGGAGGACCGGGTTCAATTTGTTTTATGCATGGAGCATTTAGTCCTATGGCTATTGATGAAGTTAGATACTTTCCTGAAGAAGGAGACTTTTTTATTTTTCCATATAATGTAAAACATTACGTATCACCTTTTCTTTCAAAGTGTGTTAGAATATCTGTAGCAGCTAATTATACAATTGATGTAACAAACGAAAAACAAAAAACTGCGGGTTTTTTTGGTAGCTATGAGAAAAAGTAAATTTGCAAAAGATAGATATATAGTTTTAAGAAAAGTGATAACTAAGGAAGTTGCTAACTTTCTTTTACATTATTTAGTTTTAAAAAGAAAAGTTGCTAATACAATACATATTAAAAGAGGTGGAGAAGTTGGTGATGGTTCAATAGGATCATTTAATGATCCACAGGTTCCAGGAGCATACTCTATATATGGAGATCCCGCTTTTGACACTCTATTAAATTCAGTAACACATATAGTTTCAAAATTATTAGGGCAAAATGTTTTTCCAACTTATTCTTTCTCAAGACTTTACACAAGAGGACATGAATTAAAAAGACATAAAGATAGACCAAGCTGTGAAATATCAACTACAGTTAATTTAGGTGGAGAGCCGTGGCCTATATTTGTAGAACCTTCAGGAAAGAAAAACAAAAAAGGTAAAAAGATAAATTTAAAACCAGGGGATATGTTATTTTATTTTGGTTGTGATTTAGAACATTGGAGAGAACCTTTTAAAGGAAACGCGTGTGGTCAAGCTTTTTTACACTATACCACAAACACAAAGTTAATGTTTGACTATAGACCGCATTTAGGTCTTCCTAATTTTAAAAAAATATGAAGATAGATAATTCTATTTATGTCTTTGATAATTTTGTTACCAAAGCAAAACAAACTTTTTACTACAGTTACATAGTTAAATCTTTTTTTCAAATTGGTTGGGAGGATATAGAAGAATTTGATAAAAGAGGTTATCCTTGTCTATATAGTAGTTACACAAAACAAGACGTTGACAAACTAGAACTTATACCTAACTTAATAAAACACGCTAAAAAGACTTCTTTTAAAAACATAATTCGTGAAGATAATTATCATAAATGTATGGTAAATTTATCTAAACCATCAGACCCCAATTTTACACATTGTCATCCAGATGAAGTTGTATGTTTATATTATGCTAATTTAAACTGGCATCCTAATTTTGCTGGGGAAACATTATTTTATAGTGAAGATCAAAAGAACATAAGGTATGGTTCTATCTATACACCTAATAGATTAGTGATATTTGACGGCGAGATACCTCACACAATTAGAGCTCAAAATATAACAGGACCAAACTATAGATTTTCTATAAGTGTCTTTTTTAAAAAAAATGTTCGTTGAGTCTTTTGTAAAAGAGTGCTTAGAAGAAGCTACAATAACAAAACAAAAATACTATAATGTTGTTGGTCGATTAAAAAATAGGTCAAACAAGATAGAAAAATTTAGCGTTAAAAAATATGATCGAAAAGACAATACTTTATCTCAATCTTTAAGCTCAAAGAGCAATGCTGATCGAATGGTTTTTGCTTTTGATGAATACTGGATTATTATAGATGTTAATGAAATCAAGAAATTTTCTAGACTAAATAAAAAAACTAAGCTATCCTTCGCAGATTTATGCGAAAAAACCGATTGGGTTATAAAGATAAAACGAGTATGATGAGTTATTAAAACACTTAGAATGGACAACTTTCTTACCCAAATAGCTTGTGGTATAATTCATCATGCCTTTAGCAAAAGTAAATATAGCACCAGGTTTTGATAAACAATCTACGCCAGCAGACGCAGAAGGTCGTTGGGTAGATGGTGACAATGTACGTTTTAGATATGGTGAGCCAGAAAAGATAGGTGGTTGGTCTGCTTTATGTAACGACAAAATAGTTGGAGCTGCAAGACAACAACATGTTTGGGCTGATACAACTGGCAAGAGATATGCAGCAATAGGCACGAATAAAGTTTTAACAATTTATTACGAAGGTGTTCTTTATGATATAACGCCTTTAGAAACAGACAATTTTTCTACTGGTGCAAACATTACAACGACTAACGGATCAGCGATAGTAACAATAACGACTAGCGGTTCACATAACCTAGAGGTAGGTGAACTAACTACCTTTGCTAATGCAGGATCTTTTAATGCGGGGCAAACAGGTTATACAGCTGCAAGTTTTGATAATTTACTTTTTGAAGTACAAACAACGCCTTCATCCACAACATTTACAATTTCTATGCCTTCAGTTGAGTCAGGTTCAGGAACAACGAACAACGGAACACTAGATGTTAATCCTTATCAACCCGTGGGACCTTTAAATCAAACTTATGGATATGGTTGGGGTACTTATTTATTTGGCGGAAGAACCATCACTCAAACCACAACAACAATAAATAACAGCGGTGTCATGTTAGTAGGCGCTACCAGTGTAGTTCTTACAGCTACATCTTCATTTCCAGCAACGGGTTCAATAAGAATTGGATCTGAAGATATGTCTTACACTGGAAATAATACAGGTACAAAAACATTAAGTGGGATTACTAGAGGTATTAACGGAACTACTGCTGCTGAACATGCGAATGGAACAACAGTAACTGACATATCTACTTACATTGGATGGGGCGATGCTTCATCTTCAAGCACAGTAACTATTGATCCTGCAATGTGGTCTATGGATAATTTTGGTGACATTTTAATAGCAACAATTCATAATGGAAAAACCTACACTTGGAATCCCACAGCAGGTTTAAACACAAGAGCTGTGATAGGAACTGGAATGCCAACAGCATCAGTAATGACTATTGTATCAGACAGAGACAGGCATTTATTTCACTTAGGAACAGAAACTACAATTGGTACTAAAACTACACAAGATAAAATGTTTATTAGATTTTCTGATCAAGAAAGTTTAACTGACTACCAACCAACTTCAACAAATACTGCTGGCACATTTAGACTAGATGATGGCACAAGAATAGTTGGAGCTATTAAAGGTAAAGATTATATTTTAGTTTTAACAGATACTGCTGCATACGAAATGCAATTTGTAGGTCCTCCTTTTACTTTCTCGATAAGAAAAGTTGGTTCTAATAATGGATTGATGGGGCAGAATGCAGGAGTGTTTGCAAATGGTGCTGTTTATTGGATGGGTAAAACAGGAGGATTCTATGTTTATGATGGTACTGTAAAATCATTACCTTGTTTAGTAGAAGATTTTGTATTTACAACTGATGGTAATAACCCAGGCATTAATTATACTTCAGGACAATTAGTTTTTGGAGGTATAAATGAATTATACTCTGAAATAAATTGGTTCTATTGTTCTTCAGGCTCTACAGTGGTTGATAAAGTTGTAACTTATAATTTTGACGAACAAGTTTGGACAACAGGAACTTTAGATAGAACCACTTGGGTTGGATCTACAGTATACGAACAACCTTACGCTACAGATTTTAATGCCTCAGATACACCAACTTTCCCAGTAATAAATGGTGTTACTAACGGAGCATCTATTTACTATGAACATGAAGTAGGTGTTAATCAATTAAACGGAGATGGATCTTCAACAGCAATCGCATCTTTTATAAAATCGGGTGAGTTTGATTTAAATGGTAATGCAGGTGTACCAGGAGATGGTGAGTTTTTAATGAGTATTAAAAGATTTTTACCGGATTTTAAACGTATAAGTGGTAATGCAAAAGTTACTATATTTTTAAATGAGTTTCCTCAAGGGACAACTCAAGTTTCTAGTCCTTTGGGTCCTTTTACAGTTTCTTCAAGTACGTCAAAAATAGATACAAGAGCAAGAGCAAGGTTAGCAGCTGTGCAAATTGAAAATGAAAATGTAGACGAGAGCTGGAGATATGGTACATTTAGATTTGATGTTAGAGTTGATGGAAGAAGATAATGGCTAAAATTA